GGTTGCCTTGTCTCGGAATGGTTTGAGAATTAACCAGCGACCTCCAATTGGTTTTCGACTTGCACCTCTTTCAATGTGCCATCCCTTTGATCCGTCTCCGTATTCTTCCTTGTATGCACTTGTACGAATCATCAAGATGTCCCTCAACATCACCGTGTCGTGTTGTGTCAACTGCTCCACCGTGTAGGTCATCTCATAGTCCTCGTGAACATGCCCCATCCAAATTGCATCTGCTCCCTCTACATTGACGCTCATTCGGTTGTGCTGGATAGTTCCACGAGTTACTGCACCGCCTCCACCAAATCCGTGCATATACTTAATCTTGAAAGATTGTGTCGTATTGCCATCGTTGAACTGGATGCGAATCCATCCACCATATCCTCCCACCTGAATGTCCGAACCGGTCTTGTAATTCAACAAGGTCACAAAGCGTTCAATGATGTCCGTCTCTTGGCGTTTTAAGATGGCGGTCTCGTGATTGCCATAGGCAACCAACTTGATGAGATGTGCGTAAGGTGTAAACCAATCAACTGCGGTGTTGATGATGGCATCAAAGTAGTTTGCGGAATTGTGTTCAGGACGGATGTCGCTCTTGGATTTGCGTGGATCGTATGCACCTTGCATCAAGCAAAACAAATCTCCGTTGATAAGTATGTCGTGATTCCCTTTGAGTGCTTCGTCAAGATGCTTCTTCAACAATTCCCTGTCACACTTGGGATTGTCCCAATGTAAATCCGAAATGAGAAGGACTTTCGTTTCCTCCCATCCCTTTTCAATTCGCACTACATTGTTTTTTTTCATATGGTGTCCAAGTGGATGTGTAATCCTATCGCCTTTTTCAACCCCTCTGCTGAAGGTTTGAAGGTGTCAAGGTAGATAGTATCAAATGAGTTGATTCGTTTAATGAGCGTGTCTCTTACAAGTTTCTCCCTCTCCACGATTCTCTCGTGCATCTCTACATTTATCGGTCGTTCAATGCGGACTGGTCTTTCTAAATTGAAGAAAGCCACAACCACGCTACACAGGAACAACGCAAGTATTAAATAGATAAGGAGTGTTGACTTGGAAGTTGATTGCATATCCTGAAAGAATGTCGGTTTTGGCATCGTAAAAAGGTGAAGCGTTGGAAGTAACTACCAATTCAAAGTCCTCGTCATCTTGGGTGTTGTTATCAATCAATGCAAATACATCAGCAATGATTTGTGCGGTGTCCGAAAGAACCTCAATGACATTGCTCTCACTCTCAAACACACGATCCATCACCAGCAAAGCAAAGTTGTATGTCATCAAGTTTCCAGTTGTGGAAAGATTAAACCCATCAGGATACAACCAAACAAGCGGATAGTATTCAACATTCTCAACCGTTAAATTGGATTGCTGACCGACTCCAAACTTGCCTACCATCTTATGGCTTTCGGCTGCGGTTTGAATCTTTTTGATTATTTGGTTTAATGTCATTCTTTAGGAATTTAAGAAGCTTTGCCTCGTTGTTTTTCTGCCACTTATTTGTCCTCGTTGGGGAAGTCATAATTCCAATAACAATCTTGTGAAGTTGGAAGATAGATGCCACCCACAAAAGCGGTGTTCTTTGGACGGATGGTGTCAATTGTATTGCCGGGATTCAAGAATAACGGATAGTCATTTGGGTTTGTACGCAAGTAATCACGCAAACGATTCGCATAATACTCCGCTTTATCACGGTATCTGCCTTCAATCATTGTCATCTCTTCCACGGATACGGCACGAGCGTTGTCACTCTCTCTTGATGCAACCGATTTGTTCATCAGTTTGAAAGTCATTGGAAGCATTGCTTCGGTCAATGTGTAGTATTTCAAACAGGGTGCAATGTACGAATCCAAAAGGGTGACATTCAAGGCAGTCAAAGTGTTTGCATACGCTTGTGTCTGCAATTCATTGTATATGCCCGAACCGATGACATCCCGAATATAAATCTCTTGAGCTTCTTTGATTGCTGACTTGAGCAATTTGTCGTCAACATTCTCATTCAAAGGAGTGTTGTCCTTGAGATAGGTTGTGCTTATGAAATATACAAAGTTGGTCATCGTTTAATTCTCCTCAATAATTTTTGAACCCAAATGTGTCTGCATTGTGGTGTGTTGACATCAAGTGTTGGATTGTGATACCAACCACCTCTGCGTTTCCACACATCATATCCCAACTCCGATGACATCATATTGATGTCCTCACGAGAATACACACGACCACTATTCACAACATCCGTGCAGAACTTACGAGATGTATCAATCAAAAGTCCTCCGCTGATTCCCGGTGCAAGTCCGTATTGATAGCGAACCACCAATTCAGTTTGCAGATTCTTGATTTCTTCCAATCCTTTTGGGGTTGTTTCCAATCCGTCCTCGTATGACTTAACCAATTCCGCTTTGGCAAGTTTGGCAATCGCATCGGCAACAACCTTTGCGTCAAGTTTGGTGATGTTTACAATGTCTCCAACCTGTAACCCTTTGTTCTCTTTCAACACATTCAAGATGGCAGATTCAATCGCATCGGCAAACTCAAACTTCGCCTCCTCAAACTCTTCGGCTTTCTCTCCGTACTTATTGAATACAACAAGGTCACGCTCATCATCCCAACCGAATGGGTTTTGTTTTGACAAGGCAACTGGTGCTGCTGATGGCAATGAATCTCCTCCAGCGATAGGCGGAAGGTTTGCCAATTGTCTCTTCTCGTTGATTGTCATATTTGACAATACATTGTTTGCAACCAAAGGACTCAAAGCATTGATGGCATCGTTCAAAGAAGATTGCTGAACATCGGTAATCAATGGAAGCCCAAGTTCTTTCCGTGCTTCTTCGTTTGTAATTACACCAGCGGTGAACAATGACTGATAGTCCAATCCGATTGGTGGCTTGTTGATGGTCTCCAATCTTACCTGTGCAATAGGTTCAAGCAAGTACGAGAACACATCATCAATCTTTTGTTGGCGTGGTTCAATGTAGGCGTGATGAAACATCTCATATGCTTCAATCAATTCCGTTCTTCCACCCAACTGACCTTCTACACGCACCCCAAACAACATTGGAGAGTTGACCTTGTGTGCAACAAATATCTCTTGTTGAACGGTCTTATTCAGCAAATCAAATTGCTTGTCAAAATCCGATGGTTGAAGGTTGGAAATAATTGATTCCTTCTCGGTCGGATCGTTGTATTGGATAATTAAACCACCGGCATTGTCCGTGCCTTGATAGTTCTCCTTGAATCGTCTTGCAGTTGCACGAGCTTCTTCAGGTGTTGGGATTCCCTTGAACAACTGGATGTGAGTTTGTGCCGTGAATCCGTTCTTGATGCTATTCAAGTAGTAATTGGAAATCTCGGTGTCAACCTCAATATATTTCAACGCACCTACATAATCAGGAAGCGGATAAGTGCCTTCACCGGGACGATAGAACTGGCAATAGTACAATTGCTTTGATTCTCTCGTGATGGGGTTGTAAGGTTGGTAATGAATCTTCTCCGCTTTGGTATCAGTCCAATCCGCACAATACACATACTCACCTTCAAGACCTTTGCGAACATCCTTGAATGGGATGTGATAGTATTCGCTTGGTGCGGTCTTGGCTTTGTTCCAAATAACCTCCACTGCAAACCCATTGAACAACTCCGCATCGTATGCAATCTTTGCTTTGAGTTCCTCATAGGTCTCATAAGCGTTGATGTTCTTTAGTTTGGCTTCGGCTTTGGCGATGTCGGTGGTGTTTTGTCCGAAAACATCAGTACCAATACCAGCAATATAAGAAGCTTTTGCAGAAACGATGGCATTGTGCTTGGGTGATTTGTTAAATAACTCTACGAGAAAATCGGGATAGAGATTGTCTGCTCCGAAAGTCACGAACCCCTTTGCCTTGTTCTCCTTGAACACAGGCAGTTTGTTGTCGTGAAAATTAATCCTTTGGAATATCATCGTAATCAAATAGCAACTTAAAGTGATTGCAACATAGATACCAAATCAGGGTGCGGATAGACATCAATTTTGTCTGCACGAACCGAGTTGTGAGTGAACACTCCATTCTTTCCGCTCAAAGCTCTTTTGGTAACTTGCCAAATATCCTCGTGATATGTCAAGTCAATGCCGTACTTCTCACGCCACAATAACAACAACTCTTTGGTTGATGCGATTTGCTCCTTCGTGTAGTTCTCAAAATAGGTAAATCCTTTGTATGGCTTGTCAAGTTTGCAAACATCTTTGACCTCCTTGCCAACATAGTTTAAGAACTTGCCGTTCTTCTCTACCAAATAACCCCAATTGCAAATCTCAATGCCGATGGATGTCTTGTCAAGTTTGATGAATGGTAACCCTTTGAAGTGTGCAGATTTCAAACCCAAGTGGAACGCCCAATGTTTAGATGAGAACCCTTGCACGATTTCACCTGACCGACTTATCGCAATACAGGTTGCGATGTTTACTGCATCGGCATCCCAAAACTTGAAGGTTGCCACTCCGTCACCACCACCAGCGGTGTGATGCAAATAGATTTGTGATTTCGGTGACTCTTCTTTGTAGTAACCGTTGAATTTAACTTGTTTCATCCGTGAAGAAGTTTGTGATAAACTTGCCGAGTCCACCACATATGCCAATGATAAGCATCAACTTTGGATGGTCAATGTTTAACCCGGCAACAAACAACGATCCCGCAGCGATGGAATCTCCAAGCACACGGAATCTTTTTGGTGTTGGTTCAAAGTAGGATTTGAAACTTATCCTTGTCCTCTTTTGGGTTTCCATGATTTGTGCTTGTTCTTGTGCTTGGTGTGTCTGCCGAGCTTGTTCTTTGGCTTTGCCCTGAACGATGACTCAACCTTAACCTTTGCCATCTATGCGTTTGATTTTTTTATGGTAATATACCACCGCCAACACGCCCGATATAATACCAAGAATCCCCACACAAAAAGTGACAATTGGCTGATAAGTTTGAGTAAAAGTAACAACGGCAGACGATGTTGAAATCGCAGTTGCAATCGCTGCCGTTGTATCATTATCAAAGTTCTTCATTGACTTCACCAAATTCAATTGTTGGCTGGTCGTTTAGCACTTCTAATGCCTTGACGATGTTAGTGACTTCGATTAATCCGAAACAACCTTTTGCGATTGCCATATTCAACGCCTCAGCGATGATTTGTTTTGATGTTGTTAACTCCACGGTAATGGTGTATTTTCGGGCGTAACGGGTGGATTGATTTGCATAGCGATTTGGTCAGCAATGCAATACTCAATGTTTGCGATTGAATCTTCACCCAATCCTGTCTGAATCCAACCAATAACAATATCATTGGTAAGGTCAGCGTATGGAATGTAGTTAGGGTCTCTATCGACTACTGCGAAAGTGGCGGTGTCTTGGATAGAACTTGTATAAGTTCCGTCTACGCCGATGACTGAATAGTTAGCAGTAACTACGTAATCAGTTTCTGTGGGGCTAATTTGCAACGTAGACATAGACGTTACTACCCAATTATATGTAATGCTCATATTGCGAATTTAGTTAATTTAGGCTTTCATTAAAATTTTGTATGCAGTTCCGTTAATACGAACACTCCAAGTGGTATCTGATACGACTACTTCGGTTGCTACTGCACCTGCGTTATATGAAGAACTACCAACTACAAATTGGTTAGAAGCGGTGGCGGCGGCTTGACGCCCAAGTACAATGCTTTCATTAAAATTTCCCGATTGTGCGGAAACACCTATTACAACGTTACTGCTACCCGTTGTGTTTGTGTCCATTGCGTTGCTACCTATTGCAATGTTAACACTACCCGTTGTATTAGAAAGCATTGAAACATATCCTAATGATGTGTTATCAGTACCCGTTGTATTTGCTCTAAGTGATTGAAATCCTATTGCAGTAATTGGACTACCACCCACATTACTATACCCCGCCTCGTAACCTACGGCGGTATTGTTAGAGGCAGTGTTGAATAATAATGCAGTATGACCTATAGCCGTATTATTGTTTGATGAAACATTACGATTTAAGGCGTAATTACCAACAGCAACGTTATTACTGCTTGTAGTAACACCTAAACCCATTGCATTATTACCTATGGCAACGTTACTACCACCTGTAGTTGAGGCACCCATCGCCGAGTTACCCACGGCAGTATTCATTCCCGTACTTCCAACCAATACCCTCATAGCTGCTGATCCTACAGCAACATTAGATGCATCAGTAGTTATAGTAGATAACGAAAGCTCACCAATTGCTATGTTATCTGTTGCTGATCCAGTAGTTAAAGTAGTATTACCAGAAGATCCACCAACAAAAGTATTTCTCGTTCCATAATTACTTATCCAA